TCAAGAGGTATTTCCAACGTGGAAATATCTCATCCCAAATGATCGTTTCAATGATCATTTGAGCGAAGTTGACATCCTCGAACCTGGTTCGGAGATCCCTGTTGAAGTGATCACCGTACCTAAGACGCAAAAGACACCCCGTATTATCGCTAAAGAACCGACTGCAATGCAGTATATGCAACAGTCGATTCGGACGCGGTTCTACGATCTCGTCCGGAGGGATAACCTCCTTCGGAAGATGATCGGATTCGAGGACCAAGAGCCTAATCAGCAATTGGCCCTCTGGGGGTCCCGTACAGGGACCCTCGCCACACTCGATTTGAGTGAGGCATCCGATAGGGTATCAAACCAGCTCGTCCAGGCCATGGTGCATCGGCATCCCTATTTGAGTCAGGGAATTGATGCAACTCGGTCTAGGCGGGCGAGGGTACCTGGTCAGAAGGATCCAATTCTTCTGGCTAAGTACGCGTCTATGGGTTCAGCTCTTACTTTCCCGATTGAGGCAATGGTCTTTTTGACCGCCGTCTTTGTCGGGATCGAGCGAGAGCTCAACACGACGTTTTCCGACCGAAAGCAGTTTCATCGCTTTAAGTCGGAGGTGCGCGTCTATGGGGATGACATCATTATCCCCACGGACTACGTGCATCCCGTTGTATTCGCACTTGAAACCTTCGGGTTTAAAGTGAATGAACACAAGTCCTTCTGGACCGGTAGGTTCAGGGAGTCTTGTGGTCGGGAATATTACGATGGCAATGACGTTTCACTAGTCAAGTGCCGTCAACTATTCCCGTCTACACGGGCTGACGTTACTGAGGTAGTGTCACTTGTATCCCTTAGGAACCAGTTGTACTTCGCTGGCCTCTGGAAAACAGTGGCACTATTGGATGACTACGCTCGGAAGGTGTTGAAACACTATCCGGTCGTAGCTCCGACTTCCTCGGTGCTAGGCAGGCACTCGTTTCTAGGGTACGAAACCCAAAAGACGAGTGAAGATACGCAAGCCCCAATGGTTAAGGGCTATGTCGTATCCGCCAAAGAACCCATCAATGAACTTGATGGGCATGGCGCCTTGCTCAAGTATTTCCTCAAGCAAAGCAGCTTGCCAGCTGCTGAGGGACACTTGGAACGTTCAGGACGTCCTCGTGCCGTCA